AGGGTTCCATTCCAGATGAAGCATATTTTCCTTTTACTTCTTTAGTTTTACCTAAACCTGGGTGTTCATCTGAGTAGCCAAGTCCTTTGATGCCGAATTGTCCTTCTTTTGTGTAATGGATTGGGTCTTTTGCTAAGTTTTTCAATACGATTTCTTTCAATTCCTCCATCGTTTTGTCAGCGTTTTTCGGGTCTTTCATTTCCGCGTAGTAGCCCATCATTACTTGATCGAATATAACGTTGTCGATGTTTTTTTCGTTTGTGTTGTTGTGCGCGTGTTCTTGCTTTTTTTCAACCGATTTAGATACCGTTTTTGCTTCCGCTTTGTCTGTTTCTTCCTTTTTCTTTGCTTCCTTCAAAAAATTAGCATATGCAATTTCATATGGTTGTTTTTGTGTTGGGATCATTTGATTAATTGCTTGCAAACCAACGATATTTTCGTTAATGACATTTTTGTCTTTTAATATTTTTGCAGTCAATTCAACATCAGCGTTAATTGGAATTAAATTCGGGAATTGTCTTTTAGCTTCAGTCAAAAATACACCTTTGTGTCCTTTTCCTTCTTTGATTAATAGATATTGGTCTTGTAGTGTTTTTTTCATTTTGTTGAGGTTAGTAGTGTTTCGATGTTTTTGAGGTAATCTAAAATCATCTCGGTTGATTTAAATATATCGTATGAACCAGGATGTTCATTGTAGTATTCTACTGTCTCATTTTTTGCGTTGGAAACAAGTGGATATATTGCGTTTAAACGCGTTTCTATGTCATCGAACGCGGCTATGCGTTCTTGCTGGAAATTATTCATTTCATTAACGGGTTCCACTTCAAATAATTGTTTTACTTCTAAACCAGATCCTTTAATTTTGTCTGGTACAGGTTTGTATCCCAATTTGTAGTAGTATTTTGTTGCAGCGCCCTTTGCGTTTTTGTTTTTGTTGAATGCCCTAGGTGTAGCGTATTGTTCACCAGCGCCAGGTGAAAACGATGCACCACCTTGTGAGGTAGCGCTTGTTTCCTTCAATACGGACTGGATTATTTTGCGTATTCTATCCGTTGGCATGTTCCAATTCTTTAATTAAATCATAATATTGCAATAAATCAATTACGTTGTGGTCTTTGATTCGTTGGTTTTTTCCAGGTGTGCCTATCAATGAAATAATTTCGTTTATTTTGATTTGGGTTACTGGGTTCTGTGTATTGGTGTTGAGTAGTTGTAATTGGTTTTTGATTTCAGTGGTCTTGTTTGTGTAGAATTCTTTTAGTCGTGTTGTGTTGTCTACTGAATTCATGTATTCTTTTAGTATTGCTTTTTGTTCCGGGGTGAAATTGTTGTATTTGGTGTTGAATTTCTCCATAGATATTTTATACGACAATAAACGCACATCTTTGTCTTCGTTTATAAATGCGTCCATAACATCATCTGCCACTTTCTTTTCAGTGATTGGTGCGGCAGTTAAATGTTCAAGTATTGTGATTTTATTGTTGATTATTTGCTCCGGGTTAATTGCGATTTGTGGGTAGTTATATGTTTCGAGCAATGTGTAAAATGCCGCATATACCTTGTAGTTGGGTAATTTGTGGTTGAAGAATTGCTCTATGTTGTAGTGGTCTTTGATTTCTTTAATCAAATTGTATTTTTGACGTTTAATCGTACCGCGGTTGAGTATTTTTGATGACTCAATTAATGTGTTGACGATTATGTTTGCTTTGGTTTCGGTGAGGGTGGTTTTTTTCAATAATGTTTCGTACAATTTATATTCACGCCCCAATTCAGTTTTCACAAAATATTTTTTCAGTAAATCCTTTACTGGTGAATCTTTTCCATCTAATGTATCCGCAGTAATTTGGCGAACCAGCAATTCAAACAGAATACCCGTGTTTTTTATTTTCGAATGTTTTATAAGATTCATTCTGTATAGTTTAATTTAATTATAAATATATGGAGAGGTATTACTCTCGTATTTGTGATTCATCTAATAGCGAATTTCCCTGGATGTCTGATTCAAAGATAATGCGTTTCTTGCTTTTGTTGATTTGATTGAACAATTCAGTATTGCGTTTGTTGTTCTTTTTTGATTCAAGCGCTAACGGGGAACCGCCTTTGTATTGTGGTTTGATTGAATCTGATTCGTCGTTGTCTTTTTTCATACCCATCACACCCAACATGTCTTTACCAAATGCATGGTCTTGTGTGTTGCGGTCAGTTACTTTTTCTTCAGGGCGACCAAGTGGTTTTTTCTCGTCGTATCCTTCAGGCACCTCACCTTCCTCGTATCTACCACGGCCATATAGCGATGCTAAATCATGTGGTGTACCATATGACTTACCAGTTTCGAGTGGGTCGTTTCCTTCGTTCTCTACTTGATTTACTCTAAACTTACGCTTAGCATCTTGTAGGATCAAGTCTCTATATTCATCGAATTTGTCCTCGCTAAGCTGGAATAAATGTTCGTATACGAAATCGGTTGGGAATATTTTGTTTTCGATCATTGATGTGGCTAATTCCACTTTCTCTTTCAACAATGCTACTTTCTCTTGTTCGAATATAATTGACGGATTAGTTAATGACAATTCGAAATTGGTTAAATTTTCGTCAGTGTAACCTTGTGAATATAAATGCACCAATGCAATTTTGGTTAATTCGGATACCATGATGCTCTGGATACGAGATATAGTGCGCGCAAAACGAATATCTTCAGCCGCTAACGTTGATTTACCGGTTAAGTCTTTTTCGTAACCCATGAATGCTTTAGGTACTTTAAGGGCTGCAAATAATTTGTCGCGTAAGTATTCTACATCCTTGATTCCATCGTATTGTAAACCACCTAAATTATCGATTTTGGTTGCGTTGTCGTTCCCACGTACCGGAATATAGAAATCTTCCAGTAAGTTTTGCATGTTGTATTTTAAGTTGTAGTCACCCGTTTGTTGATCAATGTACGGGGTACGTTTCATTTTGCTGATTGTTTTTTGCATGAAGTTTTCCACTTCATTTGGCGCTATATTTCCTACGTTAATATAGAATATGCGTTTTTCAGGTGCACGTACAATTCTGTGAATCAACATAGCATCCTCCATCATTGTATATTGCTTGAACAATTTACGGCCCGGTTCCAAATACGATCTACCATATGGTAAAAAGTTGGTGTCGGTTAATAGGCGGAAATGTGCCATTTCGTAATTGTCGAAATATACATCGTTTGCTTGATTTGCTGAATTAGGTACATTGTAGTAGCCATAGTTTGAAGGTGATGATACACCATCTGGCTGGAATTTGAATCTAGCAGATGATGGGTTATCGCGGTCATATCCGTCTTGTCTTTCAATATGGAATGCGTTGAATGGGATTACATTGTATACACCAAATTTTTCAGATATTTCCAGTTTACGGAAAAAATCACCATATTTGCACATACCTCTAACCCATGGCCATAAATTGAATTCAACATTCAATACATCGTAGAATAAATTGTATAGTATTTGCTGTATTTCCTCGTCCGAGCTGCGGATTTGAAGTATTTCGCCCATGTCGTTTTTCAATGTACTTTCATCAGCGATAATATCCAGTGCGGATGCTACAATTGCGTCAGTGTCCATTGCATCGTATTCTGAATACAATGTGGGGCGTAGTGTTTGGTAATTGAAGCTACTTTGATAACCATATATGGATGTGTGTGTGTTTGTCCATATTCTACTAAATCGGTCTACCAATGAATTGGTTTCGTACTTACCAGATTGCTGGATTTTATTGATGTCCATAACTTTCAAACCGCCACCTTCATTGCGTATGATTACATCTGTTGAAAATAACCGTTTTAGTCGGGAAAGTAAATTAACTTCTGCCATGTTTTGTTTTGTTTAAATATATTTAAAGTAACCACGAGATATCCTCACTCCCACCATATGGGTTTTGGATATTGTATGGGTTTGGATTGTTGTTTGTTGAATAACCTCCAGAATATGGGTTGGTAGATGTTGACATACTGTTAAGCATACTACGAGACATGTCCATTCCTTGTTGCCTCATTTTAAATGACGTCTCACGTAAATAACAGGCCACAGCAAATGCCATGATTAAATCATCGTTGTATCCAGTTTGTGCTTCCGGTCTACCGTTTTTCCATATGAATACTTTCATTTCTTCAAGCAATCTAGCGGAATATACGATAGCACTTTTGTCTACCACAGCCTCTTGGAACTTTCCTATGGCAATAGGTCGTGTTGCCTGGGTTAATGAAAATCCAGCAGTCATTTTGTTGGTGTCCATGAATGGGTCAAAGAATGAGTTTGCTATACTACCACGAGGTGTATGGTATAGGTTTTGATATCCACGTTCAATTACAGTTTGTACTGTAGACCAACCAATGGATGAGTTCTCAATTGCTAATAATGCGTTGTTGTATTCAGTGGCAATACCCACTAGCAAATAGCCAAATTCTTTCGTGCCTAGTTGTCCACGGTATTCACCAACTTGGGTGAAATTTTCAACATCGATGATATGGAATGTTGAATAATCTTTTCCGTCGCCTCGAGCCACATCGGCCGCAATTAAATAGTTGCGTGAATAATCAGCGGGC